TCAGAAGATGTCGGCGACGGCGCCGCCCTCGTCGACGGCGAGCGATCCGTCGATCGCGAAGCACAGAGCCGGCATGCCGTCGATGCGCTTGCCGGACTTCTTGCGGTCGGGCTTGACCGGGCGGACGCGGTCGGGGTCGTCGGCGGGGTGCTTGGCTTCGAGGTTGTCGGCCATCCACCGGGCGACCGGATTCGCGTAGTGCTTCAGCTCGCCCGCCTTGAGCATCCGCATCAGCTCGGTCATCGGCTGCGTCATGCGGTCGTACGTCGTCCCGGACTCGATCATGTCCAGGCCGGTGCGGTCCTCGACCGCCTGCCGCGTGTTCTCACCGCACCACCGGTCGTAGGTGACGTCGACGATGACGAAGTCGCCGTTGTCCTCGTCGATCTCGCCGTACACCGTCTCGTAGTCGATGACGTTGCCGTCGGTGGCCGTCACCCAGCCGTCCGCCACCCACTGCGTGAACCGTCCGTTGGTGTGCTCGTCGAGCACGGGCACCACGGACTCCGGCACCCAGAACCGCCACAGCACGCTGCCGTCGGCGAACAGCAGGCACCAGGCCGTCATGTCGAACTTCGAGCTGAGGTCGAGCCCGGCCCAGCACTGGCGTCCTTCCAGGCGGACGCGCACCCACTCCGGAGTCGGCGCGATCTCCCCGCAGTTGGCGTCCCACAGGTCCATCGGGATGTACCGGGTGACCTGCTGCACGCGCACGTTGAGCTGGAACTGGAGGAACCCGTTCTCCTTGTGCGGGTCCCCGCGGGCCTCCAGCGCCTGGCGGCGCATCGCGTCGCGGGACTTGAACTGGTCGAGGCCCGGGTTGGGCCACTTCCAGTTCGCCTCGTCCCACGGGTCGAGGGAGACGGGCAGATCCGGGTGGCCGGGGAAGAGGCGGCGCAGCCGGTCCAGCTCGTCCTGGGAGCGGGGCGCCTTGCGGACGTAGGCGAAGATGTGCGGCGCCCGCTTCGGGTCCTCCATGACCCGGTCAGCCTCGTCGATCAGGTCGGCGCCGAACGACGCGGAGTCGTTGGTCTCCGTGGTGATCGCAAACAGCAGCTCCTGAAGCCGCGCACCCACCGCAGTGGTCAGCGCCTGCCACAGCGAGCCGTCCTTCTGGGACAGCACCTCGTCCAGGCAGAACCCGTGCGGGTTGTGGCCGAGCTCGCCCTCCGCATCCGCCGTGATGATCTCGTAGTAGGAGGCGGTCTTCTCGTCGATCAGCCGCCGCGCGTTCCGGTTGTGCTTCAGCCGCTTCGTCAGCAGAGGCTGAAGCTGCATCATGCGCAGCGCGGGCTCGAAGACCTTCCCGGCCTGCTTGGTGTCGGCAGCGGCGCCGTATACCTCGGCGGACTCCTCGTCATCCCCCACCAGCAGGTAAAGCAGCAGCCCCGCGGCCAGCTCGGACTTGCCGTTCTTGCGGGCGACGACGATGTACGCGATCCGGTAACGGCGGACGTAACAGCCGTACTCCGCCGACCAGAGGACCTCCCCGAAGAGAGGTCGGACGATCTCGTGCTCCTGCCAGTCCTTTAGCACGAACGGCTTCCGCTTGTGCGGGCCCTTCGTGTGCACCAGCAGCTCGGCGAAGAACCGAACCACCCGGTCCGCGCGCGGCTCGCAGTAGTGGGCAGCCCTCTTGGTGCACGTGACGCCGCGGAAGGTGTAGCCGCAGACCTCGCCCCGCCGGTCGTGCGGCCGCCACCGCGCGTCGTGGTCCACCGTCCAGGTGCGAGGCCGGCGCGAGGCCGTCTGCCCACCGCTGCGGCGCCTGGGCGGCATGCGATCTCCCAGGGAAACGTGTGGCACTTGGGCCAGGCATGTCAGTGGCACCGCCTACGCTGTGCCCCCAGCCCAGCCCAAGAGAGAGCAGGAGACGCCAGTAGTGGACGATCACTATCCGTACGACGCCCACCGCAAGGTCGAGGCGCTGATTCAGACGCTCGAAGCTCTCACCAAGCGCGACCCAGAGCAGGAAGTCCAGGGCATCGCCTTGCCCGTTCTGGATGCCGTGATCGAATCCGTACGCGCCGCGCTTCCCAACGATCCCGTGGTCGACGCCGTGCGGGGCATCGTGTCGGCGGATCAGATCGCCTTGGGCGAACCGGTGCGCGCGGCGGACGCCCTGCTTGTGGCGCGCCAGCTCGATGCGGCCATCGGGCCGGAGCCGCAATTCCTCGGTGGCTTCGCCTAGCCAGTCAGGAGGTCGTACTTCGGATCCTGCGCGTCGCCTCCGATACTCAGCGACGCGCGGTCCGATGGCGTCAGCCCGAACCGGGCACCGTATCGGCTGAGGATCTCGGCGTAGTCCTTCAGCGCCGTCAGCGCCGGGTTCTTCACCACGCCCCGTGCGCCCGCCACCGTCAGCCCGGACCGCGCCACCTCCAGCGCGGCCCGCCGGTGCCCGACCACGGCATCGCAGAACACGGCGAACGCCTCCACGTCCCACGCGGTCAACACCCGCTTGCGGATCAGGTCCGGGGCCAGACGACGCCACACGCCCAGCGCCGACCCCGTGCCCGGCTCCGCCTCGGCCTCCAGCTCCGCCAGCCAGGCCGGCGGCTGGATGTCCCCCTCGTCGGGCACTGGCTCCGCGGCGTTGATCCGGTCCGAGCGGTCCCCGTGCAACACCTTCAGCGCCGTCGGCTTGCTCGGGCGACCCTGCCCACCACGACCCATGATCACCACCCCCGGTACAGATTCGGATCTTTCGTCAGTGAGGGCTCCGCATCACCCCGGCGCTCCGTACAAGATCAGCTGAGATCGGCGACCCCGTCCCCCCTCCCAGTGATCACCGCCGGTTCCATCCGCCTGGCTGGCGGTGGGCGGTGGACTGGTCGTGGCATGTCTTGCACAGGCCGCGGCCGTGCTGGGGGTCGTTGGGGTCGAACCCTTGGGCGATGAGCTGCTTGCGGGAGCGCGGGTAGTGGTCGGCCACGGTGCTGGGCTCCGTACCGCAGAGGACGCACACCGGGTCGCGGGCGAGGACGGGCTTGCGGAACAGCTCGCGGTGCTCCCATCCGTAGCCCTGCTGTGTGGAGCTGCCGCGTGCCCGCTCGGCTGCCGCCTTGCGGCGGCGTGCGCACTGCGGGGAGCAGCTGCCGTCTGCCTGGCGGATGCGTCGGCAGCGTGGGCAGCGGGAGCGTGCGCGGGTGGGCACGGGGTCACCAGGTGTCGGGAGTCTTGCGTTCGGGCAGCGGGCCGTAGGTGACGCAGGTGATCCCGAACGACAGGTCGGTGATGCGGTCAGGTCCGGCGCGGCGGTGCGCGTGGATCTCGATCTCGCCGACGGGCTGCCCGTTGCGGTAAATGATCTGTTTGCGGTGCGGCACCTGGGTGCCGTCGCCGTACGTCTCGGTATCGTCCTCGGCCGGGCCGAAGGTCCACATGTCGGTCATGGATCAGGGCTCGAAGACGATGAACTTGATGTCGGTCGTCGCCCCGTCGATCGGCATCTGCGTGCCGTACAGCGCGGTGGGGAAGCTGCCGAACGTACGCGTCGCCGTGGCGGGGATCGACACCACGGTGTCCGCGACGGCCTTCCCGCCCACGGTGATCGGGGTGACGAAGGTGACGTTCTGCGCCAGCGTGGCGTGCGCGTTCCGCACGCGGATCACGGTCTTGCCCGTGTTCGCAACCTGGTTGCCATTGACGGTGTCGGCGGTGGTCTCCACGGGGTCGGCCACACCGGCGTCGGACAGCTGGGTCACGGGGATCTGCGTGCGCGGCATGGCGGTGGTCCCTTCGAGAGCCCGGACATGCGAAAGCCCGGCTCACTGGCCGGGCTTCGGAGGCACTACGTGCACCATGACACAGAATGCACACGCGCCCCACCACTGGTCAACTACGGCACCGGTGGCCGCGTAACGCTTTTGGGAGACAAGAGACGAGATCTCCTGCCCCGTCGACAACCGGGCGTCGCGCCGGTACCGTCCGCGCTGTGCGGCGAGTCATCTTCGTGTCATTGTTCGTCGTTCTCAGCACGGCTGCCTGTGGCGCGAAACCCACTGCCGTTCCAGAACGAAGCCGAGAGCCATCGGCACCGGCCGGGGTGGCTGGCTATCTCTCCACAGCCTCCTCTTGGGTGGCCTTCCTCCAGTGGAAAGCGGACGCCTCTGGTGAACTGGAGGGCACCATCGACCGGGCGATGGCATCCGGCAGCCCGCCGGACGCGACCGTCGAGACGAACACCGGTTCGTTCACAGGACGGATCGACGGCCGCTCGGTGACCCTTCAGATCGACTTCCACACCGACTACGGCAACCTGTCCGGCGGCACCCTCACGCTGAACGTGCGCCAGACCGACGGGAGCATACGCGCCGTCACCTACCACCGGGCTTCGCCGAGCGACTACAACCAGGCGCTCGCCGCGCTGAGGAATACGGTCACACGCGCCAACGGCCGCGCGCAGCAAGACCAGCAGATCAAACAGGAGATCCAGGCCCTCACGGACGACTACGCAACGGTCGGGAAGTACAAGGGCTCGCTCAAGGACGACCTGTCCACGCTGGCGTCCGACGTGTCCACGGCCGGCGACGACCTCAAGACCACCCACGACGACGAGAAGGCGGTCATCGCGGAGTCGTCCACGAGCGATGCGTCGGAGGTGTGTGTCGACGCTGACGGTGTCGCCGTGGACGCCGACGGTGTGAGTGTCGATGCCGACGGCGCGAGCACCGACCTGGTCACGATTACCGATGATCTGTCGGCGCTGCGGAAGACGGTCTCAAGCCTCCGGTCCAGCCTTCAGGCCGTCCAGAAGGACGTGCCCGACTACAGCGGCGGCAACGGGAGGCCGAGCCCTGCTGACGTCGAGAAGGCCATTACGGGGGCCAAGTCCTTCATCACTGATCTGGTCAAGCAGGTCAACGGCGATATCGACCAGATCAACGCCAACGTCGCCAGCGCCTATGGCTACGCAGCCTCCGCAAGCAAGGCTGGCAGCTGCGGATCCGCTTCCTCCGCGCCCGCCCCGATCGAGCACATCAAGTGAGAAGGACCCCTGACGGTCGCGGATCCTGATCAGGCTGCGGGTCTGCCGCTGCGCACGGCCTCACCGATATCGCACAGATCCCACAGTGCCAAGGCTTGGCCGCGTGCAGGGTTCGGCTGCCAGGCGGCGGGCCTGATGCCGCGCCGACGGGCCCACTCGCGGAACTGACCAGTCGTCTTCATGCCGAGCGAGTAGGCGGCCATGGCCGTGTCGACGAGCGGGCGTCCGTCACGCCCCAACGGTGTCCTCACGCCGCAAGTGTGCCCGGTGGCCTTCCATTACCTGACCGCGCCTGTGAAGATCGCCGCCTCGGACTCGAAGTCGGGTGCCACCTCGATCTGCACGTGGGACTCGTTCTTCGGCAGCGCGCAGCCCCACGGGACGGTCACAGTGCGGCCGGCTAGGAGCCTCGTCGACGGTGACCCGTCCAGCCCCTCATCGAAGATCGCTTCCCCTTCTTTGCCGTCGCCGCCGTACGAGCAGTTGACCGTGAGCCCGGTCACGTCGACGATCTTGTCCGAGCCGTTGACGACGCGGACGGTGAACTTCACGTACGGCGTGTTCTCCGGGGCCGCGTAGTCGCTGGAGACGGCGCGAGAGAACTTCTCCAGACTGACCTTGACGTCGTTCTCGTAGATGACAGTGTCGGTGAGTTTGTACGGCTGGTCAGAGGCTTCGTCGGTTGCCTCTTCGGTTGGCGTCTCTTCGACGGACGGGGTAACGGTGACATCGGGGGTGCTGGCGCTTTCCCGGCTGCCGGCGGTGGTGTCGTTGGCGGAGCAGGCGGCGAGAACGGCGGCGAGGATGGCGGCAGCTGGCAGCGCGGCTCTGGTGCGCATCGTTCCTCCCTGGACGACGCTGTCCTGGTGGCCCGTCAGTGTGGGGGCCTACCACCGGTATGGCGAGGGCATGTGCATGGTTCGTGGCCGATTCGTGACGGAGGCAAGTGCCGTGCTGCACAAGTGTGTTGGCCTCGCAACCATCGGCCGTCCCCGGTGACACTCCCGCCCCATGGTGCGCTGAAGAGAGTGACCCGATCATGAGGGTCAAGGCGCCTGCACTCCGGGGGGAGTCATGCGGGCGGCGACGTGCAGGGGCAGGCTCGTTCCCCCCGTGACGGGTCTGCCCCTGCTCGCGCGAAGCAGCCCGGGCACCCACCGCCCTATCACTGCCAGGGGCGATCTGGCCACATACGGGCCTCATCAGGCTTCGGAGTCCTGGGGCCGCGCCAGACGAGCGAGGCGAACCATAGGAGCAGTACGGCGATGACGCCGGAGCCGATGCGGCCTCCGATCCCGCCGGACAGAAACGTGCCGCAGGCGGCACCCACTCCCGCAAGCGTGATCCAGAAGGCGACGAGCTTTCTCATGCGCGGAGGGTAGGGCCCGTGCGTCGTTTCGGGAAGGCTTTCCCACGAGGCAGACGGACATAGGTCGGCCCGGGCGCCCAGCCGTGGTGTGGCGCCCGGGCCTTCACCGTGTTCGGGATACACAGGCGCGGATGCGGCATGACGTCTTCATGCCCAGCGAGTAAGCGGCCTGAGCCGTCGTCACGAGGAGCAGACCGTCACGGCCGAGCGCTGCGATCACACCGTAGTCGTACCCGGTTCGACCGGGGTGCGGACCTCCGACATGGCTTTCTTCACGATGACCTTGGACAGGTAGCCGGAGCCAAACGCGATGTTCATCACGACGTACCAGAATCTCTCCGCGCTGGTCATGGCAACGAGGCCGTATTCGCTCAGGGCTTTCTTGACGGGGATCTTGGCGAAGTATGAGGCGCCCAGGCAGATGCATCCGAGCACGTACCAGAAGCCTTCAGCGGCGGTGGTCTCGCCATGTCCGAGAGACTGTGCCATTTCATGACCTTTCGCGATGCGAGCGAGCGTCGAACGCGGGGGGTGGCGAGGACGACCGCCGATCATTGTGGAGGCGGAGTGAACGCCCGGCTAGGGGGCGCGCACCTTCGTGTCCGTCTCGTGACGCTGGCAAGTGCGGCTCTACGCATAGGTGTTGGTTTCGCAACCATGCGCAAACCCCGGTGACACTCGAGACTCACGACACGCTGGAGCAAGTGACCCCACCCGACGGGGTCGAGGCGCCTGCACTCCGGGGGGAGTCATGCGGGCGGCGACGTGCAGGGTCAGGCCCGTTCGCCCCCGTGACGGGCCTGCCCCTGTTCGCGTCACCTGTGGACACACCTTCAGCGTGCGCCAAACGCGCGGTACGCTCCGCCCGTCACCAAGGGGGGCACTTGAAGCGGTTGTTCACTGGCGCCGTTCTGGCGTCGATCAGCCTGCTCGCAATGACGGGCTGTTCAGCATCGCAGGAAGAGGTCTACTGGGACGCCTTCGACACTGGGGCCCAGATCGCTGCGGATTACGTGGCGCCGCCGCAGGATCCGCGGTGCAGCGACGGAAGTATCACCGATACGGCCGAGTACCTCAGGGCGTGCAGTGGGTGGGAGACGCCTTCGCAGTCCTCAGTCCGTGAACAGTGCGGCGAGCAGATGCCAGACGACGTTGCCGACAGGGCCACCTGGATGGAGGGCTGCACGGACGGGGCGAACGACTCGCCGAACTATGAGGTCTACGGCAATCACCCGTAGCTCAGCAGCCCAGCAGCCCAGCATTTCGGCGGATTGGTCGTACCTCAGAGCGGCAAGAACGCGTAACTTGCCTGACATGGATAGCACTTGGGCGGATCGTGATCTGCCCGTACTGGACGCGATAGTGAAGTACCTGGACGACGCCGCCGGTGCGAAGGTCCCCGAACTCCGGGATATCGTCGAGTTGACCAACCTGGAAGTCGTCGAAGTCCGCAAGGCGGCTCTCGCTCTCCAGAGCGACGGTCTGATCGATCTGCGGATGTACGCGGGTGGTCCTGAAACCTGGGATGTGCGAGGCGTATCCGGCGAGGCGCGTCGTCTTGTGGGTCAGTGGCCGACCGCCGAGCAGTTCGTAGACCAAGTGGTTCGGGGACTCCAGGCCGCTGCCGACGAGGAGCCCGACCCGGAGCGCCGTGGACGGCTCCGCGAGCTGGCCGGCTCCGCAGGCGGCATGGCGCGGGACGTCTTCGTCGACGTCGCGACGGCGGTCATTTCGAGGCAGATGGGGGTCTGAAACTGCGGGTGGGCCGGGGTTCTACCCCTCCAGGGCGCACGGGTTCGCGCGGTCCACCCGGAAGCAGGCGGTGTACGGCCGCCTGGTACGCCTGCCCCTTGCCAGGGCTCGAAGTCAGCGTACGCCGCTGCGAGGGCGGCCTGCGGGGCGCAGCCTGACAGGCCTGCCCCTCACGGACTTCTCCCGCCGCGCACGCCTCGCCTTATCTTGCTTCTCCGCAGCCCCAACTCGCATCCGCGGCACCCCATGGAGCAGCGACAAGATCCATGCATTCCATGGCAGTTAACCGTTCCTGGACGTCCCGTCCAGAGAAACTTGACGAAGCGTCGTCCACGGGCGCACCCTTGGGGGCATGACGTCCACCGACGCGCCAACTACTCAGGACCGGCTCCCCGGCCCTTCTCGGGTCGATGCGGCCCGTAGTGCCCCTGCTGGCCAGTTCATTGAGCAGGCCCGCCGTCTTGCGCTCCTTGCCGAGGACCTGCTGAAGGTGGCCGTCGTCGCCGAGCGCGCCCGGGGCACCTCGTGGGACGAGATCGGCAAGAGCCTGGGCGATGTCTCCAAGTCGGCTGCCCATGCGCGCTACAGCTCCATGGTCAAGGAGTGGATGGAGTCCCCAGCCCCCGAGGACGTATCGGAGCCGGAGCCCTTCGAGCTGTCCTACGGCGAGTTGAGCGAGAAGTGGGCCGAGGCCGCCCGCATCGTCGACGCCCAGGTCCTAATCGCCGAGCTCCGGGGCGCTGCGGCCAAAGTCTCGAACGTCGGGCGCCTCCCTGTCGGCGATGCCAAGCCCAAGGCAGCCGCGCAAGGACTGCCCTCGCAGGCGACGCGAGGAGAGCACGACCGCATCGACTCCGGAGAGTGCGACTTCACGAACTTCGATGTGGTGGCGTTGATCGCGCGTCTCTCCGGGGCGGACGACACTGAGGCGGGGAGGCTGCTCGCAAACGGCAGCCGACCGGTCAGCCCCTGGCTCTTCCAGACGCGCATGCTCTCCCAGGGCTGCACTCAGCGCTCGCACCTGAATGAGGTGCTCGCGCGCGATCGGCTGCAGGCCGCATGGGAGCGTCTGACCGCTGAACCGGCCGTTGAACACGAGGTGGGCTTCAGGGAGGGTGCGCGGCGCGATGCGATCCATCGCCGCCTGGCCGCTCTCTCCGCGGAGGAGGCGACCAACACCCGGTCCCAGCCCGACCTGGAGCAGCGAGTCGCTCGGCTTGAAGACCTGGTCGCCCAACTGATGCAGCAAACGAGCGCACCGTAGACATCCGCAAAAGACTCCGCCGGTACCCCCGAAGGCTTACCAGGGCAGTGGGGGCCCGGCGGCCAACCCAACCTCTACTTGAAAGGCAGGTCAGTTTCAGTATGCATAACTCCGTCTCTCAGAGCGAGGGGCCGCCACCATGGGGTCTCTTTGGCGTCACTCTCGTGATCGCCTACGCGCTCGGCTGGAGCGTCGACGAGCTTAAGCAGATCATCGGCGCGCTGTCCGTGGCGCTCATGAGCTGGCTCGCCATGCGACGCCGCATCTAGGGGATCGTCCCCTGAGGCCCGGGCGCCGGACTGCGGTTCGGCGCCCGGGCCTCGTGCGTGGCGGGGCCACAGGGGCATGGGGCCGCCGCTACTCCGGTGCGGGGCCAGGTCGGAATGCCTGAGCAATCATCGCGTAGTGGGCCGCGATCTGAAGTTGCCGGTCGCTGCTGATTGCGGCGTCGGTGGTCTCGGCCCTGGCAAGGAAGGCGCGGGAGCGCCGCAGGCAGTAGGCGCGGACCTCTTCGTCGGTAGCGTCCCCGATGTTGAACGCTTCGGGGGGTTCGGTGTATTCGGGCCGGTTCCAAGGCCTGTCCTTCGCCATGGGCTCATCCTCCCTCGGGGCGTGGCCGGGCGTCAGGAGTTCTTGCGCGGTGGACGCGTGCCGGCCTCGTACGTGCGGCGCCAGGCGTTGTGGAGGCGGCGGCCGCGGCGGAGCCGGTAGCGGTCGCCGTGGCAGCGCGGGCATGTCCGGGCGATGCGGAAGTGTTCGGTCTCGCCGGTGCCCGCGCACGTGCGGCAGCGGGTGAACGGCTGAGCCGCGCACAACGCTGCGTAGCCGATCAGCCAGACGACGGGCAGGGCGCAAGCAGTCAGCACCCGGTCTCAACTCCCCTCTCAGGCGGGTTTTCCCGGTCCCCGGGGTCCTCGCCGCTAGACGCTAGGTGCCTGCTTGGGGCCCGGTTGGGGTGCTAGCGGGGGTGCTAGACCTAGCAGGTGCCGGTGCTAGGCCTAGCAGCAGCCCGCGGCTTGTGCGGCGGCCCGGTCAGCGTCACGGCGCGTGATGGCCGCGGCCAGATCGGCGCGCTTGATGCCGCGCCTGGTGGTCTTCTCGCCGTCGTCGGTGGTGCCCCACACGTCGGTGGTGGTGATGCCCCAGGGGCGCAGCGCCGGGGCGACACTGGCCGTGGTCCACTCGCCGTACAGGTCGGGCCAACACTCGGCGAGGCGGGCGGCGATCCGCTCGCACCACAGCTGGTCCTCGTCGGCGTGGAACACCTTGAGCGTGTCGCCGAGGATGTCCATGCCGCGGTGCTCCGCCGGGGCTTCCCCGATGGCGTGGCCGGTGATGTTGCCGTACGCCTCGCGCACCTTCCGGGCCCGGGCGACGACCAACTCGGCGCCGGGTGCGTCGACGAACGCGGAGGAGACGATGCGCGGGTCGTCGCCCTCGCCGGACATCCAGCAGATCCCGAGGTCCGAGCGGGAGAACATGGTGGCGCGGATGCCGGCCTTGTAGGCGCCGGTTCCCAGCACCATGTCGTTGGCCTGGTGGCCCATCACCTTCAGGCAGAACCGCAGGACCGCGTTCGCGCTGATGCCGGGCGGGAGGGACTTGGCGTCGGGGCGCTGGGTGGCGAACATGCCGACGATGCCGAGGGCGGGACCGCGCTTGGTGATGTCGGTGCAGATGGATTCGATTTCGGCGCCGTACTTCTCGTGCTCGAAGAGCTTCTGGCACTCGTCGATGCCGATGGCGATGGGGTGCAGCCCGTACCGCTTGTCGCTGGCCAGCTGCCCGGTTACCTTCGACTCGGGGCAGATCGACCGCGGCAACGACTTGATCACCTTGGCGCGGCGGCGCAGCTCCTCCTTCAACTCCCGCAGCGCGTACAGGATGTACTGGATGTCCTCGTCTTCCTCGCCCGCGCGGTAGCGGTGGCAGACCGGTTCCAGGGCGCCCAGGTCGCCGGTGCCCTTCAGGTCGAACGCGTACAGCTGGGCACGCGGGTCGAGGGCGGCGATGAGCAGCAGCAGGCGCAGCAGGAACGTCTTGCCCATGCGGGGGATGGAGCCGATGACGATCGCGGCGAACATCAGCGTCACGGTGATGGGCCGCATCCGCTGGTCGTTGCCGAACACGACTGGTTTGAACAGGTCGGCCTCGCCGTCCTTCAGCAGCGGCCATGGCGGCTTCGTGGTCTCGTTCATGGGCCGGTCGCCCACCCACAGGATGAGGCGTCCCTCGTGCTCGTCGGGGTCGCCGGACGGCCACACGCAGCCCAGCTTGCGGCGCAGGCCGGAGGCGAGGGCCTGGCGCTCCTCCATCACGTCCTCGGGGACCACGCCGTACGGGAGGTCGAGTTCGGCCCGGTAGCCGGGCCCGTCGCGGCAGATCTCGGAGGTGAAGCGCATGCCGTTCATGTCTGCGCCCTTCTTGACGGCGGCGCAGATCTTCGCGTTGCCGATGGAGTCCAGGGCGCGCAGCACGATCGACCCGGTGAGCTTCTGGACCTCCGTCTTCAGCACCGCGGGCCCGATGACCGGGGCGTCCGGCTGCTGGCCGACGAAGCCGGCGGCGAGCACACTGCCGGCCGCGAACGCGTACAGCCAGGCGGGGGCCATGACGTACAGCCAGAAGGCGAAGCCGAGACCGAACACCGTGGCGACGGCGGTCACGAACAGGCGCAGGCGGACGCGTCCGGCGCGCAGGCGGGCCAGGCGCAGGTATTCCTCGGCGTCCTCGGTGCGCACGGCATGGTCGCGCAGCGGGGCGGCCTCGCGGTCCCACACCCACCGGTTCGTCGAGGTGACGAACCGGCAGGTACCGCGCGGCGCCATCGACGTGAGCTGTGTGGTGTACCAAGGGACGCGCAGCCCGTGGTAGAGCGACGCGTACAGCAGGCGCCCGGTGGCGAGCCGCGTGGTGGCGAGGAAGTCGCGCCGGGTGGTCATCCACGACGCGATGATCGGCCGCCGCCGGTAGTCGGTGATCCCGGGCGCGGGCAGCTTCGGGTTGTCGACGGGCAGCGGCGGGGAGGGCCCATTCTCGGGGACCGGGACGGCGTCCTCGGCGGCCTCGGGTGCGGCGTCGGGCGGGCGGTGGATGGTGTCGGTCATGCGGGGGCTTCCTGGTCGTGGCGGGTCAGCGTCCGCGGCGGATGTCGTTCCAGACCGAGCGCAGAACGAGGACGCAGACGGTCAGGGACACGGCGGAGATGGCGACGGCGACCGAGGCCACAGCGAAGGCCAGCAGGAAGACGGACCCACCGATGCCGATCCCGATCCACTTCGCGGCCCCGCCGGACGGCCGCGGTGCGGGCGGCGGCTGGCGGTGGCAGCAGCAGCCCGCGCTGTGACGGTGTTCGGGCAGACGCATCAGGCGTATCCGCCTTCCATCGTCTGGACCGCCGGGGCCCGGTCGCGCTGCTTCTTGGCGCGGGACAGCACGGTGCGGATGTACGGGTCGTCGACGATCAGGCGCCGCTCGTCGCGGATCCGGTCGGCGATCTCCCGCACCGACGCCTCCGGGCCGAGGGCTGATGCGGCCTCCAGCACCGCCCCGGCGACGTTCACCGCAGGCAGTTGGCTGACCAGCAGCGCATCACCCGTATCAGCACGCTCCAGCGTGACCTCGGCAGGGCCGTGGGCGAGCACCAGGGCGACCTGGACCGTGTCGACAGTGAAGCCGTACATGGCCAGCAGCGTGGCGAGTTCGGCGGGAGGCATATCAGGGTGCGCCGTGTGCGCGAGCCGGATCACCGCGGCGTTGCCTGCCTGCCCGGCACGCTTGATGTGGTCCACCGCCTGGGACTTGACCGTGCGCCCGGCCCTCCTCGGGGCGAGCGTCCACGCCCAGCCGCCCAGCGTCGGCAGCCGGAACGGCTTCTCGCCGAGCTCGGCGCGCTTCGCCGCGCGCGGGCCCGCCCACATCTCGGAGACGGCGAGCAGCGCGACGGTGGGCATGGCGAAGAACAGCGCTGCGGGTGTGCCACCACCGATCAGGTCGGCGTGCGTGATGTTCAGGTACACCGACACGGCAGCGGTCAGGAGCGCAGCAAACCGCGGGCCGACGGCCGAACGCCCGGCTGCCGACGCCTCGGAGGCGAGGTGCAGGCTCGCGTAGGCGGCGCCGTCGAACACGGCCACGGCCGCGCCGGCGATGACCATCGGCGCGTCATAGTGGCGGCCCATCGCGTACAGGGACCATCCGGTCGTGGCGACGGCGGCCGCGGAGACGAGGGTGAGCGCCGCACGCCAGGCTGAGCGGTTCACGCGGGCCTCCACACACGCCGGATGACGAGGACGGCTCCCACGGCGACCGCCAGGAGCACGGGCTGCGACAGCAGTGCCACGGCGCCGGTCAGCAGCAGACCGAGGGCCAGGGAGAGCAGCTGCGCAAGGTACCCGGCGAGCGGCGGCCACAGGCCGACGAGGACAAGCAGGAGGCCGGCGGCGAGCCACGACAGGACGGGGGTCACGGACGCCACCTCCTCGGCTGCACGGGGCAAGCGGCGTGCACGGGGGTACGGGTAGGCGTAGGGGCTCGCCTACGATCTGTGGTCATTGGTCTCGCCCTCTCGGCTTGAAGGTTGGAGGGTGAAAGGCCCCGGCCGGGGCGTGGAGGTTTCGGCCGGGGCCGTTGTGCGTAGGCAGCGTGGGCTGCCTTCCGTCACTGTAGGGGGACCCCCTACAGTCTGGGAAGGGCCCGCCCGGGGAAGGGAACGGGTGTGACGGGGCGTGAGTCAGAGGAGGCGAAGCGGGTGTTGGATGCTATGGCCGCGCTCGAAGAGATCGCCGACCCGGTCGAACGGGCACGAGCGCTGACCCAGGTACTCAAGAGCCTCCCCGACCAGAACAAGCGGCTGAGCCTGCTGCGAGGGAAGCTGGTCGTGGAACTGCTGGCCCAGCCCGGCGCATCCCTTGCGTCCGTCGGGGCCGAGCTGAACATCGACCGGCAGACCGTCCGCCAGATCCGGGATGCCTACCTGAAGAAGCTGGGCGAGGCCGGCGAGTAGGCCGGCTCCCGCTCACCACGCGTCGAGGTCGTCGCTGGAGTGAGGCTCCGGCCAGAAGGCGGCGTCGGGCCACTGGGGCTCGGGGCCGAGCGCGTCGCGCTTGAGGGTGAACAGCGGGCCCGGCCCGTCGGCGGTGGGGTCGGCGGCGTAGCTGGTGATCGGCAGACCCATCAGCGACATGACCGGAGACACGATCTCCTCGCCACAGGCGAACAGAGCGTCGTAGTGCCTCTCCAGCCAGGCGACGGCCGTCATGCGGCGGCCCATTACGGCCTCCAGCGGTGGGCATCGCAGTCGAAGGACACGGCGGCGGGCACCGTGCCCCGGAAGTGGTCGTCGCCCACGCTGTCGGCCTCGGCGTGGGCGGCGGTCCACTCGTCGGCGGCCTGCTCGGCGCCCAGCGCCCGCAGCAGTCCGGCGAGGGCGTCCAGCTCGGCGCAGTTGAGGGCCGGGGCCACGTTTTCGGTGAGGGCGCCGCACCTGGTGTCGGCGAACGCGTGGGCGACCTCGGCCGGGATGCTGACGGCCTCCGGGGCGGCCTGCTTGATGTCCGTCATCGGGGCCGTCCGTCATCCTCGCGCGGCGTGCAGGCGGGCGCTCCCGGGCACGGCCCGAAGCCGTTGTGCTGGGAGCACAGGAGCTGGAACGGGTACGGGCCGCCGCCCTTGAAGGGGTCGATGTAGTTGGCCGCCTCGACCGTCGTGGTCGCTGCGGCGAGGTGGCCGTGCGCCTGCGCCTCCGCAGCCTCCATCCGCAGGTCTTTGGCGGCCTCTCTGACCGCGTGTCCACCGATGCACTGCTGATAGCGCAGGTAGGTGTCCTCGGCGAGGATCCGGCGCAAGTGTTGATCCACCTCGGCGGGCGGGGCGTCGAAGCGCGACGGCAGAGCGACACCCGGGACCGGCTCGCGCTGGGCGGCACGTGCCACCCACGAGACCATGACGGCGAACGTGGACCAGTCCGCGAACTCCGCGAACCAGCGCACGATCCGCTCGTCATAGGCGCCCAACTCGACACCGGCCGCGTGCAAGATGTCCCGCAGGATGGCCCCCTGCTCGTCGCCCGGGCGGAAGCCGACAGGCGCGGCCTCGACAGGGCCAGCGGGGACGCCGAAGGCGCCAGCGGCATTGTGGGCCATTGATCTTCCTTCCTGGTGTGGGGCCCGGCGGCGGGAAGCGAGGCGGGCCGTCCGTGGGACGGGTGGTCGCATGTCCGGCCGCCGGGGACGGTGCGGCTGAGGGTCTGCCGTTTCAGGTCGTCGCTTCGGCGGGTGCCGGGCCCCATTGCTACGGCCGCGCGCGGTGGCTGTGCCGGGCCCTCAGCCGGTTGGGGGGCGGGCCGTGCCTCGCGGGTTGGGCGGGACGGGGCGCGGCCCTGTTGGCGGCCGGGCCGGGGGGATTCAGCCCGGCCGCCGGTCTCGGGGTCAGCCCTGCCGCAGGAGCAGCAGGCGCCGGTGGGCCTTGGTCTTCAGCTCGTCGTCGGCGCCTTCCATGACGGCCGTGGCGCGGGCTAGTTCCTCCGTCATGGACTTGCCGGGGCGGCGCGGGGCGACGTGGTCGAGGTAGCCGGTGATGGCGCGCTCGGCGGCGTACGCGGTGCGGCCGACGCGTTCGGTCTCGGTGTGGAACATGCCGTCGAGGGCGCCGAGCCGGTTCGCGTGGTTCGTGAGGGTCCGGTCCTTGGCGTCGTCGTCCAGGGGCCACAGCTCGGCGATCACGTCGTGGAACTCCTGCACGGCGATGTCCGTACGGGCGAGGGCCGTCTCCTCGGCGGCGAACCGCTCGAAGTAGTGGACCGACAGGCCGAGCGTGCGGCGGGCTTCCTTGATCTCGTCGATGGCGCCCTTGGTGTGACGGACGGCCCACCGGGTCACGGCGTCGCGGACGGCGAAGCGTTCGGTGTTGGCGCAGATGGGCCGCCAAGGGGTGACGACGCACTGGAACTGGCCGTTGCCGGAGTGGTCGTTCATGACGGCCACGTACGGGACGACGATGTCGTTGATGGCGTCGGCGTCGACCCGGACGGCCTCGGGCAGGCGGATGGAGATGAATACCCGCTTCCCGCCGCGCAGCAGCCCGGCCGACTCCCAGACGACGTCGAACTTGCCGACCAGCTCTTGCAGGAACTCGAAGCCCTGCCGGTTCTGGATCGGCGTGTACTTGCGGCCGACCGCGCCGAGGGCGGCCCCGGTGTCGGTGCGGACGGTGTGCCGCTGGTCGGCGTGCTCCCGCAGTTCCTCCCCCCACCGGTAGAGGGCCGGGACGGTGGTGACCTCGAAGTCCAGCCCGGACAGGGCCAGTACCCCGTCGATGTCCGTGGTGCCGCCGGGGATGATCTGGCCGAGGCCGTGCCATGCGGGCGAGGACGCGTACAGGGCGATCGTGCCGTCCGCCCGCTCGTCGAGGCCGTGCCGGGCGATGATCGCCTCGATCTCGCCCTGGGCGTTGCGGGAGACGGTGAAGGACTCGCCCCGGTCCCAGCCGGTCAGGACCTCGTACCGGTCGCCGCCGAGCAGGCGGATCTCACCCCGGTCGACGCGGGCCTCGAAGGCGCGCTCACGCTCGCGGACGGATTCGATCTGTGCCGTCTTCTCGGCGGCGAAAGCGGTGTTGACGTCGATGGTGGTGCTCACTGCTGCCTCCCAAGGCGTGCTGTTCGGAGTCACGCTGGTGGGACTCGAACCCACGACCCAGGACTTATAAGATCCGCGCTCTGCCAACTGAGCTACAGCGTGTCGATGTTGAGTTGTGCGGGCCGCCGCCCCGGTGACGGGGGATGAGTCGGGGCGGCGGCCCTGGGAGCGGCCGGGGTGGGTGGGGGGACAGGCCCCCGGCCGCTGGTCTGTCAGCCGCAGGCGGCCGAGCGGGTCAGGGACTGGCGGCGCACGTGGTGCGGGCCGGGCAGCTCACCCCACGGGTCGGCCAGCGCGAACCGGGACTCGGGAAGCCCCATGCGGTCGAACGCCCCGCACACCTGGCACGGGCACGGGATCGCCACCCAGGCGACGCCGTGCAGGAGGCGGATGGACCCGTGGTAGACGACCAGGTCGCCCGGCTCGACGAGGTCGAGCGAACGGATCAGCGTGTCGGACATGACTCCCCCTTGGGTGGTTACGGGTGGCTGCGGACGGGGCTGGCGGTCGGGGTCCACCGCATCGAGTCGCCGCTCCCGTTCCAGACCGGTGCGGTACGGCGGGGGCGGGCGACCGGAGCGGGGCGGCGCTCGGCGTAGCAGCCGTAGTGGTCCCACGCCTCGGTGAGTACGTGCCGCTCAGCCGGGCGGTAGGCCATGACGCGACGGAACCGTCCGTTGATGAACCGGAACGCCCGGCCGGGCTCGCACCGGTAGGTGTCGCGGTAGATCTGAGCGGCCACGCGGCCCAGCCACGACCCGTAACGCCAGTCAGCCGGAAGACCGCGCTGCACCAAGTACTCGGCGACTGTGATCCTGCGGATGAACTGGCCCTTCATGACGCCCCCTTGCCTATCTCCTGGACACTTCCAGGATGACAGATCACATCAGATCTGTCCAGATCTGCGCAGCGGGGAATATGGCGGATCCACGGCGACTCCCGCACCCGCGCCGCACGCGAGACCGGCTGAGACCCTCACGCGGGATGCCCGTGCGTGATGTTGGTGGTGAGCAGGTACAATCGGCCGCCCTCGTAACGGGCTGGCCGCCCCGTGTCCTCGTCCACGCACGCCGGGTTGGTGCACCAGGCGCGCGGACGGTCGCTGTCCGGGCGGGACTTGATCGACGCTTGGCCGCACACCAGGCAGCGCACATGCCGCATCTCCCGGGCGGGCGCCTGGAGGCCGAGGACCGTACGGCACGCGCTGTGCCAACCGCCCACCGTCGACGTGACCTCGCCGACCCGGCCGGTGGCCTCCGCCCCGTATGGGATGGCGCGCAGGGCCCTGTCCCACTGCTGCATGTGCGTCGAGCCGCGCAGCTCCATGTCGAGGATCCGGGCCTGCGCCTTGATCGCTGTGGACCAGTGGACGGCATCCAGCGAGGTGGGCGGTCGGGAGCCGGGCGGGGCGTGCCCGCCGGCGGGCGGCTGCCGTGTTCGCAGGGCGAGGCTGTCGAGGCGCGCTATCAGGCCGGGGCCGCCGTCGCCTGGGTGCTGCTCGTCGCCGGTGTAGCGATCGCCGAGATCGGCGACCAGGCCGTCAAGCGTCTGCATCGGAGGCCTCCAGCACGGGGGCGGCATCATGTCCTGCATGGATCAGGGGGTTGCCGCTGTATGGGCGGCGGGACTTGGCATCGCTGGAACCTTGCTGGGGGCGTTTGGAGGGGCCTGGGTTCAGGCCCGCACGACTCGCGCTCAGGTGGTGCATCAGGAATGGGCGGAAGTACGGCTCCGTATCCGCGATGAGCGACGCGCGGCCTATGCCGCGGTTCTTGAGCACTACGACCGGTCCAGGCAGGCCACCAGCATTGTGTTGCAATACCGGACGGATCACGGCGTACGTCATACCGAGGTTCCTGAAGACCTGCGCCGGGATGAACGTGTTGCTGTCGAGACTTTTCAACGAGCCGTCATGGACGTCGCGATCGCCGGTCCAGAGCGAATGACGACGCTGGCGGACGAAATCGCCGCCGCCATATGGGATCGGGTTATCGCAGTGGCCAACGGGCAACTCGACTACGAGGCACGAGTTCGGGACTACAACAACAGCACCACGCGTGGCATGAACGCCCGAATAGCCTTTGTGGAAGAGGCCCGCAGAGTCCTTTCGGCTCCTGATCGTCCTGTCCAGTGACCAATCAGACACCGACGGCCTCCCTTGGGTGGCGCGTGGCAACCTTCGGGCGCTCTGTCTCGAAGTAGACGACCAGCTCAGTGTCGTCGCCATGGATGTGCACGTCGCCGGCCCGCACCCCCTTGTTGGTCAGGGCGGCCCGCTCGTGCTCGGCAACGGCGACGGCCTTCTCCACCTCGGTGTGGTGGGCGGGGCTCTTCAGCGTCCACTCGTGCCGGTCGATCGTGACGACGCGGTGATCAGCGTCCATCGGTGTTCTCCTTGCTTCGTCGTGCACGCCAGACGCGGCAGCACCAGCCGCACATATCGCCGGCATTGGGGTACAGGTCGCCGCTGCCCTCACGCGGCTCGTCGCCGGGGCGCAGGGAACGGCGCAGGCCGGGGCAGGTCGGATAGATGTGGTCGGTCGGCCCCATCGGTGCGAGGTACCAGGGACTGACAGAGTTCTCGGGGCCGTTCCGATCCCGGAGGTCGGCGTCGGCGACCGCGAGCGTGGCCTCGATGACCGTCGGGTGCTGGAGGAGGACATCGGCGGGATGCTGGCCAGCCATCGGCCCTCCCCGCAGCCTCGTCGGCCGCCTTCTCATCGAGCGCCTGACGGTGCCTCTCCATGACGGCCAGGGCTTCGGGAGACCACTCGATGCGGGCGCCGCGGTAGCCCTTCAGCAGTTCCTCAACGGACGTCGCCGCGGACGCAAGCCCGTATTCGGGATCGTCGAGAACGACCGCGCGGCCGGACGGGAAACACGCGCCGTCGAGGGTGCGGCCGTCGGCGAGGTGCAGGCGGAAGCCGCGGGCAAGGGCCAGGACCAGGGCGATCACGACGCCGAAGAATGCGCCGATGAAGCTGACGATCAGCACGTCGCGGGGCGTCACGGAGCCACCTCCAGGCGCTGACGGGTATCGCTGCCGAGGCACCAAGTCAGGACGCGGTCGCCGAACCGGTCGTGGCCGGGCACCCGGTCGGGGTTGTCTTCGTCGGCGTCGACGACCTGACCGCAGACGGGGCAGTACCGCCGCACCGTGCGCTCCGGCACGTGCTCGTCCAGGAGGCCGTAGACGTCGGCGAGTTCGGCGATCTCGTCGGGGTCCGTCTCCTCGTCAATGTCCCGTTCGAGGCAGGCGCAGTAGCCGTCCTCGCAGCCGCCATAGGGGCAGTCGGCGAAGATCTGGAGCCGGGCCGTCATGACGCCTCCAGGTCGAACAGCAGCCCGTGCGCCCACGCGTCCGGTTCGGGTGCCGCGGCGGGCTGCGGCGGCTGGCAGACGGCGCAGCCGGACAGGTAACGGCACACCCGGTCGGCGAGCCACACAGCCACATACAGCGTCCGTTTGCGGGACACGGGCCACCACGAGGCGGGTGCACGCAGGGAGGTTTCCGCGCCGTACCCGAGCGGCCGCCAGGGCTTGCGGGGCGTGGCGTCGGCATACGGGTCCGTCTGCCCGGCTCGTACTGCTTCCGCCCGCTGACGCTCGTGCTGGCGACGGCAGCGGTCGTGCTGGCCCTCCGCACACCAGACGCAGGGCAACTGGCAGACGCAGGTGAGGCGGTCATCCGACTGGTCCGGGCCGCACCACCAATTGCGCTCGTTGGCGTCGTGGTAGCCGCAGATAACGTGCTCGTACACCCAGGCAGCTTCTTCCGGCGTCATGACGCCCTCGCATGCAGGTTGGGCAGCAGGCCGAGCCGTTCGCGGACGCGCCGCACGGACGGCACGCTGACGGCCATGCGGCGGGCGATGTCCAGGTCGCTCGCGCCGGTCATCCACAGGGTGTAGATGCGGCGTTCGTGGGGTGTATCGCCGCGCGGTCGGGGACGGGGCTTCGGTACGGGCGAGGGCGCCGCCAGCTCCGGCGCCGGCGCCGGCTCCGGTTCGGGCACGGCCGTCAACAGGTCCGGTTCGGCCATCGGCGACGGCTGCTGAACCGGGTCCGGTTCCGGCTCGAAGCGGCCGTCGCGGGGCCCGGACCGGTGACGGACGCGCCGCACCTCGCCGCTCCAGCACCGGTCGTCAACCTGCTCGCCGTGCGCGAGGTGCCTTTCAAGAGCCTCAGCCGTACCGCAGGGCTGTGGATCGGCCGCCGGTTCCTCCTCTTCGTCCTTGCCGGGTGCATCCGGGTCCAGCCGCCAGCGCTGCCTGCCGTCGAGGCCGGCGAAGATGCCATGCCGGTGGTCGCGGCCCTTGCCGCTTTCGGCGGCCATGACGGATTCGAGACAGGCTGCCCGGACCGGGCAGTGCACGACGCAGAGGGTGCGTGCCTGGTGCTGGGTGAGGTCGCTGAAGAACAGCTCCAGGTCCTCGTCGCGGCAGGCGGCTTCCTCCGCCCAGTCGCGGCGGCGCGCGGCCGTGTCGGGGATGGACCCGGTGTAGGCGCTCATGGGTCACCTCACGGCCGTCTCGGCAGGCAGCAGGTCGAGGGCGTGCTCGTAACGCCACTCCAGCTCGTCGAGCGCGGCCTGCGGGTCCGGGGCCCGCTCGGCCTCGGTCCTCAGGGCCGGCATGCCGTCGTCCAGGGAGGCCACCACCTCGTCACGGGTGGCGAGCCGGCCTTCGCACAGCCAGTGGGTCTTTACGGGCGCGGCGACGTCCCACAGCCGGGCGCCGCGCACCATGCGCCACGTGTTGGTGATCCACACCAGGCTCACGCCCGGGTTGCGGCGGATCATGACGCCCTCGGGGTCGATGACGTCCACGGGCATGTTGGTGTCGCGGCGGCGCATGCCGGGCGTGGTCAGGAACGGGCAGGCCATAGCGGCGTAGAGGGCGCAGTCGCGGTGCGAGGGCGGCTCCGAACTCACCCGGTTCACGGCGCACATCGGCCCGATGACGTACGCGTACTGGGTGGCGGCCAGGCCTAGCGTCTGGTTGCGCAGGGTGCCGCCGCAGATCCAGCAGCACCGGAACATGATCGCGCCGGTCATCTTGCGGTCCTCGGCGATGCGGAAGTCCGGCGCCCCGTTCACGCGGGCCACGAACCAGGGGATGGGACGGCCGTGCTTGTCGCGGGGCAGCCGGGCGACGCGGGGCGGCGGGGCGGGAAGGGGACGGGTCACGGTGTTCTCCTTGGTGCGCCCGGCGCCGGGCCGGTGACATCCCAGCGGCGGGCGGGTCTCGGGTCAGACGCGGATGCGCCCGGGGTCTTTGGAGGCGTAGGGGGCGCCGGTGATGATCGGGATGCCGCCCGGCACGGTCGGGTCGTCGTCGCCGAAGGTGGCGGCCTGGCTGACTGCGGTCGCGTTGGCGAGCTGGGCGCGCAGAGCACGGGTGTCCTCGCGCAGCTGCGGAACCTCGCGGGCCTGCTCAGCGAGTTCGCCGACGCGGTCGGCGGCCATGTGCGCCGCGTGCCGCCACGCCCACGCGGTGCGGACGGCGCGGTCACGGTCGTTGCTGACCGTGGTGAGCGCGCACGCGAGGTCTTCGTTCTCACGGTCGCTGCGGGCAAGTTCGGCGCGCAGTTGGCCGGGCGTCTTGGCGTACCGGTGCAGTCCGCTGCCTGCGGGGGCGAGACGCTGAATCACGCGTGGAAGCGACTGCCAGGCGAGCACCAGGGCACCGGCAGAACCTCCGGCTGCGAGGGCGTAGACGATCACGGCACACGCTCCGGCGCCGGGGCGAGCGGGAAGCCGTGGACGCTGCGGCCGTCCGGCAGCACGATCTCCCACGGGCCCGGAAAGAGTCCGTACGCCGCCCAGTCGCAGCTGCGGGTCTCGCGGCCCTCCAGGACGCCGAGGGTGCGGCCGATGCACTCCTGTCCGAGCACGTCGGAGGCGACGACGGGCTCGCCGTTCCGGTTCGTGCGCGGCTGCTCGGCGAGGGCGTCGCGGAAGTCCTGGCCCGTGGCAATGTCCTTACAGGAGGGGCACTGGAACGCCCACTTGAGCGGGTCGTCACCGAACCGTTCGCGGGCCTCGGCGACCAGCTCTGCCTGGGTGAGCTTGCGGTAGGACATTGATCAGTTCTCCTTGCTGGCACGGGCGAGGCGGCGGCCGGCGAGGAGCCACGCGACTCCCCCGAGGGCCGCGTAGATGACGGCGAGGACGTACAGGCGGGCGGCCTCCGCGACAGCGGCCGGACGGGACTCGTCGACAAGGGGCCTCAGCACGGGGTCACCCCCTCCGCCGCCGGCTCCAGCGGCGTGAGCATCCGGCGGCCCTCGAAGGGCTCGCGCGGCCACAACTCGCCCTGCCCGGGCGGCGTCGGGATGGGCCGGGGCTCCGGGTCGGGGTCGTCCTCGCTGCGGAACTCGGTGCACACGTACTGGTCGGCGATCCCGTACCGGCCCTCCTCGTCACGCGGGCCGTCGAGGAACTGCGCCGGGGTGCGGCCCATCAGCGTGATCAAAACGAGCGGGCAGCCCTGGGCGTCGTTGCCCTGGCGGGCCGACTTGTCGTGGATGCACCGGTCACAGTTCGCGGCCATCCAGCCGTAGCCCTCGGTGCCGTTGGAGAAGGCGGGCCGCTCGCGCGCCTCGGCGTACAGCCGGTCGTAGTCGTCAGGGCTCACCGTGCGGCTCCTTGTGCGGGCTGCGGCGCGACGTAGCGGACGTAGAGGTCGGCGCCGTCCTGGGTGAGTTCGGTGCGGCTCTCGAACGCTCCGGCGGGCTGGTAGGCGGGCATGCGCGCGTTGCCGGTGCGGACGTGCCAGGCAGCGGAGGTCGCGCTCTGCGAGCTGCCGTACGTCGCGGCGAGCACCCATGTGCCGGGCAGTTGCCGGGCCGTGGCGGCGGCGTGCCGGTGGTCGGCCCTCGTCCGGCCCTTCAGGCCGCTCATGACTCACCGCCGAAGATCGCCGCGTAGTCGTTGCGATTGCGCTCCCGCTCGTCCTGGTCCTCGACGTGACGGGGTTCGACGCAGTGCGCGTAGTCGCAGCCGGGCCGGGCCTGGCCGGTCGCCTCGCGGCCGGTGCGCAGCGTGAAGGCGACCCGGTACGCGCTGTACGGCTTTCCGTCGTGCATGAGCTGCGGGTTGCCGCCGCTGACACGGTTGCCGATCCAGCGCAGGTGCCCGCCCTCGACCGGCTCGATGCGCGCCCGGAACGCCTCCTCCAGACTCGGGTAGCTCTTGCGGCCGGACTTGTGCACGGGCAGCCGCAGGGCCTTGCGGACCTTGGCCACGGTCGTGTGGTGGGCTCCGGTCTGCCGGGCGATGCCTTTGTCGGACAGGCCGTCGCGCAGCAGCTGTTCGACGGCAGCACGCTTCTCGGGGCTGATCGTGCGGCGGCTCATCGTGCACCACCGGCGGGGCGGAAACAGGCGCGCACGGAGCCGAGCAGCTGCTCGTACAGGGTGATCTCCTGCGGCGACCAGCGGTGCTGCGGCGCGGCGTGGGCGTGCCGGAACCAGTCGTCGACGATGCCGAGCAGGAGTTCCTCGCGGTCGGCGTCGCGCATCGCGGCCACGGCCACCTCGGTCGGGTGGTCGGCGGCCAGTTGCGCGAACGCGCCCTTCAGGGCCGGGGCTTCGAGGTCCTGGCGGTAGGGGTGGCCGGGCGGGAAGGCCAGGCGCAGCACCTCGCAGCCGTCTGGGGTGCCGGCTTCGGCGGGGCGCCGGTGGTGGAAGTGCTCGGTCAGCCACGTGGTGAGCGCGGCGAGCGGGTGGTGTGGCGCGGCGATGTGCGTTGCGGTCATCGCCCTCATCTCCCTCAGGTGATCATTCGGTGGTGGGGGTCGGCGGGTGGCGCAGCGCCGAGCGGATCTCGGCGGCGCGCTGGTGGACCGTGTCCGGCGTGGCGGGCGGCGGCGTGGCCTTCCACGGCGGGGCGGGGCGGGCGAGGGTGGGCCGCCAGCCGCGCGTGCGCAGCGCGGTGACGAACTCGCGGGCGAACAGCTCGGCGTCTAGCCGCTCGCCGGGCGCGTCGGCGTCGCGCTGGCGAAGCCGGTGAGCGAGCGCCGTCACGGCGTCGCGGGTCTCCTGGTCGGGGTCGCGGTCGGCCATCACACCTCCCGGTGGCGGCGGTTGTCGGCGAGCAGCCCGCACAGCAGGCAGCTGGTGCCGTCGCTGTCCGCGTCGGGCTGGAACGGGTGCCAGTCGACGGCGGGCAGACCACCGCCCTGCGGCGGGGCGTCGCGTGCGCGTGGGCGCGCTCGCGTACGCGCTCGCTCGCCCCCCTCCGAAGGAGGGGGCGAGCTCTTACTCTCTGGCTGCGGACTGTCCGCGGACGTGTCACGTGACAGGGGTTTGACCTGCTCGTTCTTCCGCCTGTCGCGCTCCTTGCGCTTCCGGTCACGGTCGGCCGCCCTGCGCCGGGCGAGAGCCTCTAGCTCCTCCTGCCATTCCTGCCAGCGAGCGATCCGCCAACCCTCAAGCTGGTCGCGATCTCCACAGACCGGAATCCACAGCGAGGCCGCTACGAGTGCCTCGACCGACGCCGCGTACCGACGACGACGGAACAACGACGGGGCGATCGCCGCGGGGATGAAGCCACTCGTCTCCTGCGCTCCGGCGTACGCCAGCGACCGGATGAAGCCGATCTCGGCTTCGGCATCCGGGAGGCTCGCGACGGCCGGGTCCAGGTAGTACGAGGACGAGAGCTTCACCCAGTCCACCGCCTCAGTCCCTCTGGTCCGCTGCGGTGGGGGCGTCCAGGACCCTGCCGCACGCGCACGCCATCCGATCGCCTGCGACGGTCAGGTAGCGCCAGCGGTGGAACGCGCACGGTGCCACGAGGGCGGCCCCCGTGGGGTGCTGCACGATGGCCCAGCGCGGGTCGTACGGGCCGCCCATCGCCCGCAGCGGCTGGAGGTCGCCGCACACGAGACAGCGGCCCACGCGCCCGCCGGCCATCTCGGCGAACAAGGTGCGGCGGGAGCCGGGGCAGTTCTTCGGCGGGTCGATCCAGCGGGGCGAGAACAGCAACTCCCTGCCGTCGGGCCCGTCGACCTCTTGTCCGGCGCCGACCGCGCGGCCGTCGCACGTGCCGCACACGAGCTCGCCAGGCGGCGGAGTGTCGCACCCCAGCGCGGTGTCGTCGACGTAGCCGCCCCCGCACCACAGGTCGAAGACGGCCCGCCCGGTCCTGACGTAGCGGCGGCCGGAACGGGGCCGGTGCCAGCGGGACATGGCCCGCGTGCGAACGAACCGCGGCCCCACGGTGAGGGGTTCGGCATCGATCCGGCCGCACGACGTGGTCACCGGCGGCAGCAGAACCACGCTCACGGCGTCTCACCGCCGTCTTCACCACCGGAACGGGGCTGTGCGGTCTCCGGCCACCTGGCGGCCGACGGCTGCTGCTCGCTGTCGCCCTGGTCGTCGCGGGAGATGACTGTGCCGCGGATGACGGCGGGCGCGGAGCCTGCCTCGTCAGCGTCATCGTCGGCGCTGATCAGCTCAGACAGTTCGGTGGACGTCGGCACGACCTTGACGAGGCGGCGCACACAGGATTTGGCCCACATGGCGTCGAATTCGGTGTGCCAGGTGCTGTCCCGCTTGCCCTCGCGCTCGGCCTTCGCATAGGCCTTGCTGTACTTGTCGCGGATTTGCGTGGCCTGCTGCCGGTTCAGGATGATCACTTGGGAGCGGCGGCCCTCGATCCAGGCGAATGCCCAGGCGAGGATCACCGGCCCGCGCTCCTCCTCAGACAGGTCGACGCGTGGCTTGTGGAAGAAGTCGCGGGGGCTCGGCTCGGTGGGCGTGTAGTCCCACTGATCCTTCTCCCGGATCCAGCCGAAGTGGACGCTGTCGACGCGGGGGTGCCGGTACATCAGCTCGATGTAGCCCTCGTACATGGGCTGGAAGGTCGCGACGTCCTTGTACGGGACGATCGCGGACTGGCGGCCGTCGGGCTCCAGGCCGAATCGGGCACACGCGAGGAATGACCGCATGATCGACGCATTGGTGCAGTTCTTCAGGTTGGGCATCACCGACAGGGCGACCGCGGTGAAGTGCGCCTGGTCGACATGCCGAGGCAGGGCGTCGGTGAAATAGGCCTTGTGGCCCTGGAGCCAGGCGAGTTTGTCGTCCCGCAGTGCGACGTCGTGCGGCTGCGGCCCCTCCAGGGGCGGTTCCTGGTCACCGGTCGCCTGCTTCACGCGGTCCTTGAGGTCGGCCATGGTCATCCTTCCGTGGGCACGACGAGCCGCCGCGCCCGGTACTGGCGATAGGTCTCGGGGCGCTCGGCCTTCAGCCGGTCGAGGTCGACGGCCGGGACCGAGCGGGTGTAGGCGGCGGCGAGTTCGGGCTCGGCCTCACGGAACCGTTTCGCCGCGAAGGTGCCGTTCTGCCGCCACGTGTAGGCGGGACGGCCGCCGACGAGCGCCACCTCGGCTTCCCCCAGCAGGGCCCGGAGCCGGTTGTCGACCGTGTCGAGGTCGCCGCCCAGCTCGGCCGCGCGCGCGGCGAGCTCGCGCCGGCGGGCCAGCAGCAGCGTGGTCTCCACGGGGTCGACGTCGGCGGTCGCGTCCTGCTCGGCCTCCCACATGCGGGCGAGGAGGTCGGCGGTGGCCTTGGAGCCGTCCGGCTGGGGCGGGATGCCGGTGAGGACGTGGTGCTGCCAGAACTCGTCGACGGCGTCAGCGAGCAGCTGGCACAGTTCGTCGTCGCGTTCGAGGCGGAACCAGACGAGGTCGTCGTCGAGGAGACCGGCGATGTAGGCGTGCCGGTAGCCGGTCACGGTGAGGTACCAGTGGGCTTGCAGGGAGGGCCCGTCGGGCGGCTCCTCGCCGCGCCAGCCCTCGATGCGGGCGGAGCGCCAGGTGCGGGTCTTGCACTCCAGGACGCCGAGTTCGTCGCGGCCGGTGTCATCTGGTGCAACGGTGAGCCGGTCCGGGTTGGCGATCCAGTGCGGGTGGTCGATGTGCTGGAGGGTGCCGGGCGAGTCGAGCACGGTGAGGCCGGAGTCCTCGGTGAAGAACTCGGCGACCAGCGATTCCAGCCGGTGGCCGCGGCGGGCGGCGCGCTCCAGGCGGACGTCCCGCTCGGGCCGCAGCTGGCCGGTCTTGTCCTGCCACACGTGCAGGGGGCCCCGGTAGCGGTCCAGGCCGAGGATGGCGGCCACGTCGCTGCCGCCGGCCCCGGTCTGCCGCACCGTGCGCCAGATGTCCTCCGGGGCACCGGCAGGCAGCAGCAGGCGCGCAGTGGGCGCGACGAGGCGTCCCGGGCCGGACGTGGGGGGATGAGCCTCCGGCCCGGTGGAGGGGACCGGCGGCTTCACCACGGCCTCCCCGGGCGGATGGTGATGCCGGGCGTCGGGGCGGTGTGCACGAAGTCGGCGATCTCGCGGATGGCGGCGGCCCAGCGTGGCGGGTGGGCGGTGTGGCGGCCTTCGAGGGCGGCCGTCACCTCGCGGTGGAAGGCCGTCAGGAAGCCGGGCTGCGGCAGGGAGACGATCTCCGGCAGGCCGAGCGCGGTGTGACGCGGTTCCCACCCGGTGAAGACGACCGGCCCGGCGTACGGCTGCCGGAGGGCGCCGAGCGCGATGAGCACGCAGGAACCGGTGATGTTGCGCGGGTACTTCTCGGTCAGGACGTGGCCGACGTCGTTGACCCACCCGGCCACGGCCAGATCCGGCAGCCGGACCCGCGCCCGGCCTTCCGGCCCGATGACCGCGTTCCAGTCGGGCTCGCCGTCGTGGTGGGTGAGTTCGCCGTCCGGAGTGATCAGAGCCCACTTCATCGCCGAGCACCCGTCTGTGCACGGTTCGAGGGCCGGTTCACGGCGCGGGACGGGACGCGGTGCACCGTGTCGGCGGGCACCCACACGCCCCAGGTGATCCCCTCTTCGTTGTCCCAGTGCGCGAACACCATGGGTGTGCCGATGCGGCTGAGGCAGACGGCCGTCGGATCGCCGTCGAAGTAGCCGGGCACGTGCACGGGCTCGTCGGCACGGACGGTGCCTTCGCGGCCGGACCGGATGCTCTCGATGCGGCAGCCGACGGGGAACTGAACGGCCAGCGCCGCGACTCGGCGCAGCAGCTCATCATCGGCGGTGACGATGCCCCGCCAGTCGAGCTTCATGGCGGGCGTGTCGATGCTCATGCTGCGCCTCCGGGTGTGCGGATCAGGTCGCGGGTGTGGTGGGTGCAGCCGCTGGGGATCTCGATCTCGCCGAGGGGCAGCCAGCCCTGCCGGATGGCCACGGCGACGGCCTGTTCCATGGAGGCGACGTTCAGCCGGTCGCGGATCCGCTTGCGGCGGGAGCGGACGGCGTCGGGCGCCACGTGCAGGGCGTGGGCCGTCTGGACGACGTTCTGGCCGTTGGCCGAGCAGACAAGGACGTCGAGGTAGATGCCGTCCAGCGGGAAGGGCGTCTGCTGCACGGGCCGCCACCGGTCGAGTTCGTCGAGCAGCAGGCGGATCGTGCGCGCGGACGGCGTGCCCGGGTTGCGTTCGACACCCGCGCGGATTTGGGCGAGCACCGCCCGGCTCAGCGGCTCAGCCATTGCCGTCACCGTCCTCGGCGACCAGCCGGGCGACGTCCGGCCAGCGGCGGGAGACGGCTTCGAGCTGGGCGCGCTCGCGCTCCATCTCCGCCGTGGCGGCGGCCCACAGGTCGGCGTCACGCCACGCCCAGATCTCATCCTCGATGAGCCGGTCCAGGGTGGTGGGGTCGAGGGCGTCCAGCTCCCAACTGCTGCGCCCGAAGCGGCGGATGTAGCCGGACGCGCGGGAGTCGGTCAGCTTGGCCGGGTTCGGGGGCGGCTGGTGCTCCTCGACCTGCGGCATGTTCAACGCGATGCGCCGCACCGTGACGTCGGCGCCGAACAGGGCGAACCGCTCTGCGATGTCGCGGGTCATGTCGATGCCGGACGGGTCATGGTCCCCGAGGTGGATGACGACCGGCTTCTGGCCGTCCGCCTCGTAGCGGGCCAGGCGGCGGGCGGCGCCCCACAGTTCGGACTGCGAGGTGTAGCCCCGGCACGAGAAGTAGTCGACGTCGTTCCGGTTGCACGCCCCGGTGATCACACCGACAAGGGCGTCCTTTTCGATCCACACCTCGACCCGGTGCGGCTGGTCGGCCCACCGGTCGGTGCGGTAGCCGTACGCCACCGACCGGATGATCGACTCCGGGTCGTCCCAGTGGGACAGGCCGCGCAGGTTCCGGGTGCGCTCGACGATGTAGTTCCAGTCGAGCAGCCCGGCCAGGCGGGCATCGTTCACGATCGAGCCGAGCCGCTTGTACTCGGTCTGCTTGTTCGCCAGGTAGCCGCGCGCGACGAACTGGTAGTACAGCTGCCTCAAGGTCAAGTCGAAGCCCTGGCCCGCGTACTCGGCGCAGATGGCGTTGGCCCGGCTGATGATGGCCATGCTGGACGGGCTGAAGTTCTTCTCCACGTAGGCGATGCGCGGCATCAGACATCACCGCCCAGCGTCCTGGCGGTCAGTGCATACGGCACCGGCCTGTCCTCGGCGGTCTTCATGCGCAGGAAGGCCGTCTCCCACGGGATGCCCGGAGACGGGGTCTTGCCCGTCAGGACGGCTCGCAGCGCCTCGACGATGCGGGCCGAGCGCCGGTCCAGAAGCGGCGAACGCCCGGCGCCGTCCGGCACGTCGAGGGCTTCGACGATGGCCCGCAGCAGCTCGCGCAGGTCGTCCCGCTCGACCTCGACGGCGGGCTTGCCGCCCTCCACGCGCGGCGGCGGTTCGGGACCCGGCTGTGTCATGCTGGTCACGAGTCCACTTCCTTCCTGGTGAGGGTGAATTGGTGGATCATTCGGGGCCGTCGGGTGCACGACGGCCCCGCTCGCGTCAGTAGGGCAGCGGTCTGCCGCTGGGCGTCCGGTTGTCGATCGGCCGGGGTTCGCGCGGCCGGGGCGTGCGCGGCTGCACGCGGATCTGCCGGGCCATGGGCCCTCCCTCGTTCAGGCGTCTTCGAGGAGGCGCACGAGTGCAGCGGTGACGACGCGGTTGCGTCCTCCGAGGCGCAGGACCTTGACCGGAGCCTGGCCACGCCGGATGAGCTCGTTGAGGTGGCTCTTGGAGACGCCGAGCGCGGTCGCCGCCTGGGCAGGCGCGACCGTGGCGGGCCAGGCGCGGACCTGGTCGAGAGTCGGGCGGACGGCGCTGCCGGCCATCACGCCGCGCCCTCGCCGGACTCGCCGATCAAGGTGTTGGGCCCGAAGTCGGTCGCCGCGTCGACGCCGAGGATGCGGGCGAGAACCACGCGGACACGGGGGTCGCGCGGGGCGTTGATGCCGCGCTCGTATCTGCTGATCTGCGAGTTGTCGACGTCGGCGCCCTCAGCGGTGCACCGGGCGGCCAGCTCGACCGTCGTCAGACCGAGTCGCAAGCGTGCGTTGCGGAGCTTGCTGTTGACCTGATGCATGCGAGTGAGACTAACTCAGATCCACTCAGATCTCAACAGGTCTGCTGCCAGCATCTCGCGAGATCTGTGCACAGAAACAGAATGGCCGGGACTCCCCTCCTGCGTTCTGCTTTGATCTGCGCTAATCTGCGGAGGACAACAGGAGGAGCGATGGCCCCGAACCCCCACGAGCTACTTGATCAGGCCATGGAGGACCGACGCCTCGAACTCGGGATGACCTGGAAAGAGGTCTCCGCACAGTCGGGCGTCACCGTCGAGACCCTGTCGGCCCTGCGGAAGGGCCGGACCAACCCCCATAACGCCAGCCCCCTCACTCGGCGCGGCATCGAACGAGCACTGAAGTGGGCGCCGGGCGGCTATGGCGACGCCCTGGAGGGCCGCAAGCCGAAGGGCCTCGCAGAGGACGTGCCGCACCCGGAGCATGCACCCCCGAAGGCCGGAGCCGCCGACGAGGTCGAGGAGCTGGTCGAGCGGTTCCGCAGGCTTCCCCTGGACAAGCAGCGGGAGGCGTTCCGGGAGCTGTTCGAGGAGCTGCACCAGGCGACCGATACCCGGCGTGGGGAGGACCGCCAACGTCCTGCCGGGTGAGGTCAGTTCGGCCAGGCGACGGTCACGGTTCGGTCACGAAGCGTGCGCATATGCATGACAGATAGTCCAATGTAGCACAGAGTGTCTATCCCCCCACTCTACGTAACTGATGTTCGCAAGACCCGCGTGCACCCACCTGGGGATGAGGATGATCGAATTCATTCTCGCGGTCGCACTCGGCGTCTTAACCATCGTGATGGTTCTGCTTTTCCGGCGGATCAGCAGCATCGCGGGGCGCCAAGCCCGCTTTGACGACGCGATCCGGCAGCTCACCGATGTACACGTCGAGCTCTACCGCGAACTCACGATTCTCAGGCGCCGATCCAGCGGCGCCGCCCGGCCCGACACACACCTGTCCGAGAAACCGGCCGTCGTGGGCGGCGACCACCCGGGAAAAGAGCCCGAACCGGGTGACAGACCCGTCCGCGTCAAGAAGCACCTGCGCCTCTACAAGGGCGGCGCCATCGCCGTGGTCCTCGCATTACCCGGGCTCCTGCGCGAGGCCTTGCGGGAACACCGCGGCTACGTCGTCAGCACGGCGATCGGCGCGACGGCCGCCGGCGCCGCAACGGCCACTCTGCTCGTGATCACACCCTGGTATGCGGATGCCGACCACCGGCCGCCGTCCTCCGCACCGACGACGGCTCCCACCGCGACCGTCACACCGCCCCCGAACCCCCCGCTGGCGTCCAGCCAGAGCGGCCTGGCCCGGACCCCGTCGCCCGCTTCTGCGAGCGCGCCCGGCCCCAGCGAATCCGCCCGGCCAAGCTCTGTACCCACCACACCGGTGGCGCAGGTCGGCAAGGAGCCGACAGCCGCACCGGGCACCACAGTTGCCGGGCCCGGCCCGGGTATCACACCCACAGGCTCGCCCGACGAGCAGGAGTCCGAAGACCCGCAGGAGTCCCAGGACCTGGACGAGTCCGCGGACCTTGAGGACTCCCAGGACCCGGAGGACTCCGAGGACTTGGAGGATTCCCAGGACCAAGAAGCCCTTTGGAGCTCGCCGTTGCCCGCACCCGCCCGGAGCGGGCTCTGTGCCGGCGTCGGCGTCAGCCCGGTCCTGGACGTGGAACTCTGCCTCCCGTCCTTGGGAGGTGGATAGCCACCTGTCGAGAGAGAGGAACCAGTGGCAGAGATCAAGAAGATCGTCCTCAAGGGCGGTAAGACCAGATACCGCACCGTGATCGACATCGGCCGCGACGCTGACGGCAAGCGCAAGCAGCTGACCATCACCAAGGACACCAAGACCGAGGTAAAGAACGAAGTCGACCGCATCCGTGGGCAGATCACCGGCGGGACGTACATCGCGCCCAGCAAGACGACCGTGGCCAAGTGGATCGACGAGTGGCTTGAGCGCAAGGAGCGGGACGTCGAAGAGACCAGCCTGAACACCTACCGCCTCGCCCTCATCCACGTCCACGAGCACCTGGGGCACATCCGGCTCCAGGAGCTCACCGAGGACCAGGTGCAGAACTTCGTCGACACCCTCGTCGCCACGGGGCGCAGGACAGGCGGCACGCCGGGCACGCGGCTGGCCGTGACGACGGTCAGGTTCGTCCTGGCCCGGCTGCGCGAGGCCCTCGGGCGGGCCGTCGTGCGCGGGCTGATCCCCTCCAACCCCGCCCAGTACGTGAAGATCTCGCTGGCCGACAGGAAGACGGACAAGCGGCAGCGGCGCCGCGGGAAGCCGTGGACCGTCGGGGAGGTACAGCAGTTCATCAAGGGCATCGAGAGCGACCGCATGTATGCGGTGCTGCTGCTGTCCCTGATGGGCCTGCGCCCGGCCGAGGTGTGCGGCCTTCGGTGGTCGGACGTCGACCTGACGCTCGGCGCGCTGGAGACGGCCAATACCCGCACCATGATGGGCAACAGCAGGGTCGTCGAGAAGGACACCAAGTCGGAGGCCGGAGAGCGCGGCCTTCCCCTGCCGTCCAAGGCCGCCGACGCGCTGAAGAGGTTCCGGGCGAAGCAGGCCGCGGAGAAGCTGGCCGCGGGCGAGGCGTACACGGACTCCGGCTACGTCACGGTCGACGAGCTGGGCGCGGTCCTGAACATCCGCCAGCTGCGCATGTACGCCTACCGGTTGATGGGCGGCCTGGGCCTGCGCCGGGTGCGCCTGTACGACGCGCGGCACTCCTGCCTGACCTTCCTCGCCGTGTCCGGCGTCCCGGACGTGGTGCTGGCCGCGTGGGCCGGGCACACGAACGCCTCGTTCACGAAGAAGAAGTACGTCCACCCCGGCGTGGAAGATCTGCGCCCGGCCGCCGCTGCGTGGGACGTCTTCCACGGCGGGGATACCGCGGGGTCGTGA